GTCCGAAAATGAAAGATTATATCATGCGACTCATTTCAACGATTAATAAGAGTATCGGTTTTCAAGCTAAAGTTTATTATAATGCAGATTATAATGAATATGTGGTTAAATATTATGATGAAAATAAACGGATTATGTCAGATAATACTTGGTATTATACTGATGACAAAGAGGATGCAATTAATACCGCATACAAGGAAATCGAATATATGGCAAATAATAAAGTATTATCGGATTAATTGGAGATAATCAAATGAAATATATTCAAGCATTTAATATCTGGAATATCCCTAATGAATTAATCCGATATATTCAACCCGGACAACATGTATATGCGGGTACAAAAGATAATAAGGGAATATATCAGGGTACAAAATCAAATGGTATTATTGTCGTAGCATGGAAAGGGAATATAGATAATAAACCCAATAAGCGAGAATATATTAAAGCACTAAGGGATTATTCAAAACAATAATATTCTCTCATAATATCTTAGATTATATTCTAGGGTATTATGGGGTTAATATTAACCGATAATCAATCAGGATTAAATCATGAAACTAAATGAAACTCAAATTGTAGCATTATCTAAAGTTTTGGATTATTTGCATGAAAGTGAATTCAATAATTATATTGAATATTCAGAGAATAATGATAATAAAAATCATGTTTATTATTATGCAATGCAGCTAATGAATTTGTTTAACGTAAATCAAGATTAAATCAAGGATAATATATTATGTCATGCTCAAAATCAGTCGCACAATATCAGGGTTTTAAATCAGATAATCTATTATCTATTAGCGCCGATGCAAAAACCAGTAAAGGCGAGAAAATGGGGTTTTTAACGGGTATATTATATTTGGCGCCTTATAAGACAATATCTATTTATAATACTTGTGCAATGGCAGAATTAGCGGGTTGCGATATTGCATGTTTATATACTGCCGGACGGGGTGCATATTCTAATGTTCAAAATGCACGTATTAATAAGACAAACTGGTATTATCAGGATAAACAAGGGTTTATGTTGCAATTAATCAAGAATATTAATTCCCTTATTTATAAAGCAAATAAGCTTGGATTAATTCCACTTATTCGATTAAATGGCACTTCGGATATTAAATTTGAAAATGTATCATTCGAATATAATGGCAAGTATTATGATAATATCATGCAATTATTCCCGGATATTCAATTCTACGATTATACAAAGATTATTAATCGGAATAATCTACCCGCTAATTATGATTTAACATTTTCATATTCGGGTAAATCAGAGTTTATTAAATACGTTAATCAAGCGATTAATAATAAAATGAGAATCGCAGTCGTATTTAAAGATAAACATAATCTACCTAATGAGTTTATGGGGTTATCTGTAGTGAATGGGGATAATAGTGATATTCGGCATTTAGACCCTCAAAATGTAATAGTAGCATTATATGCAAAGGGTAAAGCAAAATCAGATAATACGGGTTTTGTCGTACATAATTAACAAGGGATTATATGATTAAAATGTGGTTTCAAATACTTGGATTATCTTACATTATATTATGGTGCATTATCGGATTAATCCTATTTTGCGCTATTGCAAAGTATAAAATCAAAGGGTACTTTAAAAGGGTTTAAAGCGGGTTTTTAGCGCATAATTTAGCCGGAGTGTATCCTAGGGTGCATTCCGGCTTTTTTGCGTTATAGAGGGTTTAAACGATTATAGGATTATACTATCAATAGGGGTTAAAGCATAGAGAAAATCTATCATGAAAACCTGGGGTGCATTATAGGTGAAATTTATCGATGTGCTTAAACCGATAGCCAATGACAGTACATAAGCGAAACGTTATATTAGCGTTTAGTTATATAAGTAAATCCATATATAAGCAACTACTGATATATCCAGCAAAAAAATTTCTCCCTGCCCACTATAAGTATTATCAGTTATTTAAATGTCAGATAATACCAAAATACAAAATACAAATAAAAACCATAATACCATTATATGATGCTAACGCATAGTATAACGAAGGATTATCAGATATTTTAAAATCGTAGCATTATCGGAGGTTACCTAGTGCGACCCTATCAAGCACCTAAGACTTACAGCAGTAATATCCACACAGGCATCCCGTGCTAAAACGCCAATTACAACCAAAAATCAATCGCTAAAACATCCCTTAAAAGGCACTTAAGCTAAACCAGACCCTCAACAAGCTGCTTAAAACCGCTATAGACAGCCTTAAATAGCTCTCGCAATACCAACTACTGGTTATAACCTAAAATGCCCTCTAGAGGCTTCTATCCCTTTGATATTTAGGCAAAGAAAAAAACCCCAAGGCTGTTAACCAAGGGGTTGTAAATTTTAATTTTTTATTTTTTAAGTTTAGAACTCTTAGATTCAGCCTTAGCTCTCTTTTCTTGCAGTTCTGCTCTAAGCTCTAATCTTCGTACAATCTCTTCAGCATCAAACCAAAGCTCTCTACCCATGATAACTTCCTCAAGCTCTTTATCAGTTAGAAAGTCCTTATATACACTTCCCATTAATGTTCTGACTTGTTTATCCACGAAAGAAGCATGAGAGATAACATCCGACTGCTTACCGAAAGCTCCAAAGGTAGCTGCATGAACCATCATTGTAGCGTAAGGCGATACACTGATACTTGGTGCTGCCAAAGCAATAAGAGAAGCTGCACTAGCTGCTACTCCTTCGATACTAGCGTGAACATCAGCATCTGTATTCTCAATGGCATTGATAATGGCAATTGCACCATCAAGTTGTCCACCGTAGCTATTGATGTTAAGTAATACCACATCTCCTTCACCCAAAGATTCTACACCTTGTAGTACAGTTCTGTAATATTTAGCTTCTCGGATATTTTCATCCAAATATACTTTAATGCAACGATTTGTTTTTGTACTCTCAAAATAAGGTAAATACTGAGAATTAGTCCTGATATTTACTTCACCTTCTTCATCTTCGTCATCATTACGAGCTACTCTTGTATAATTTTTAAATTTACTTTTTTCTTGCATTAGTAACTCCTTTAGTATTAAATTCATCCATTACACTATTCTTTGTAAATTCCGCTTCAATCTCATCTTCAAAAGCAATAACGAACTCCTTCGTCAATCCACTGCGAACCACATGCTCTCTACTAAAAGTTGTAAAGCTGCAATCATTGATGTTGTACTTTTGGCAAATCTTTTCTAAGTACGTTAATCCATCCATGCCTTTTTTAACATCAGTTTGTGGACCTGTATTATCACCACAAAAGATAATCTGAGAATCATTACCTACACGAGTAGTCAAAGCTTGAATCTCTGGTACAAACAAATTCTGACTTTCATCCACAATGATTATGCTGTCATTCCAACTTCTACCTCGGATAGTCTCCAAACTACAAATCTCAATGGTTTTATTCTTAAGATGAATCTCCGTAGTTGCTTTACCTAGATAATCCTCAAAGTAGTCAATCATCTGTTGGTAAAACGGAAGTAACTTCTCTTCTGCTGTTCCCGGCAAGAAACCAATGCTTCTTCCAGCTAACGGTTGATATGCACGAATCAATACAACTTTCTTAATATCACCGTAGTGCAATTTCTTAGCTGCATGATGAATAGCAAGCAAAGTTTTACCAGTACCTGCACTACCACGAGCTACAACCAAAGTATTATACTTTAAAGCTTCCAGTAATTCCTGTTGTTTATCATTCATTGCATGTAAAACAGGAAATTGACTCCTTTGGAACTTCTCTTTTTGGATTCTCTGAGATTGCACTTTTTGATTTCTTTTCATATTATCCTTTCTGTACTACTAATCGGATTAGATATTCTCTTTTGGTTTACGACCTCTTTTAACTTCAGGTTTATCTTCAGCATAATCTTCGATTACAACTTCAGGTTTCTCTTGAGCTTTTACCATACCAGTAACCAGCATTGAGCCAAAAGCAGTAGGGAACAATTCATTACTTTCAAAGTCAAATCTCCAACCTTCAATAACAGCTTGTTGTACAGCTTGACAAAACTCATATAAGCTATAAGTTTCAATTCTCTTAATTTCCATAAGTACTCCTTATTAAGTTGATCAACACTAAGTCTGTGTTAGCTCAATTATAGCATAGTACAAACAACAAGTCAACTAAAATATTTTGTAAAAGTACTTGACAAACGCTAATTTGTGTGATACCCTAAGAAATACATATAGTATATACATAGGTTATAACATCAGTTAGTACGTATAGTAAATATAGGATATAACATACAATAACCTATATTTAGTACCTATATAAGTATATCTGATATTAACATCTGATGTTAACATTAAATATACTAGTTATTTTAATTGATAAATAAATAAGATGTAATTAACTTAAGATTAATATAGGATGTAATATAGATTCTACTCAGAGTAGTTAACATTAACTACTTTAATTATAATCTATATTATAACCTATATTAGATTTTTTTAATTTATTGATTTATTTTATTATAACTTCAAACTTTAGACGCTAAAGGCGCTATGCCTGTCCTACGGACGGTTCGTTGTACCTTTCACTAAAGCTGCTCAGTTAAAACCTTCAGCAAAGCCCCTAGAAGGCTCTACAAGCTGTCAATTTCAAGTAGTCTAGGGGTATGTAGCCTGAAGGTCCAAAACGAGCATATAGAGCGTTCTAGCAATTCTTCATGTTTGTTGTACAAAAAGATTAGAAGGTCAACTTTAAGAAAGTATAGTTATGCAAGTAAAAGATTTAATTGATTATGATATATTAACTGGTGACTTCTTTATATTAAAGAACAATAAGAGATACAGAAAGATATTTCCTAATGAAGATGGTTATATTGTATTTTATAAAGATAGCAAAAGAATAAAACTTAAAGCTAATAAATCAGCTATTGAGTTGGTACAAAATATTGTTGTACAAAAAGATAAAGTGGTATTACATAAAAACTTAAATGAAACTGATTACAGATATTGTAACCTAAGATTGTTATCTAAGAAAACCTACAATAGCATAAAAGAAGCTTATCGTAATTTATCAGGATATTTAAAGATACAACCGCATCAAAAGGATATGTTCTCCTATGTGCTAATCTGGAAAGAAAGCGGTAAGGACAGAATTTTAGTTGTACAAGATATAGTAGTAGCGAAAAGGATGTACAATAAGCTTCAGCTAAAGTACGCTAAGATTTTGAACAAGTATTGTGTATTTGACTGAAAGTTAAAGACATCAGTATGTTCGATTGATTTTACGCTTGAAATTACTAATTTTATATGATATAATCAAGCATCTATGTAAATTAAACTTGTAGTCTTTAGTAAATCGTTGTATTAAGCGCAACGACCCTGCATAGGACATTGATCGGTTTAACCCTGCTGGATACAAACCTTTGTATGTTCGCTTGGTTGTATCTTTACTCCTTTCAACGCCAAGTATTTCAGTACAAGCTGGATAAGTAACCAGCACTAATTCGCTTCGCTCATTAGTCAAGCACTAATTTCAAAATCGTATCTCATTGTAGACAAAACTACAGTGATTGTCTATAATGGTTAACAAAAAGAATAATACAACAAATGAACTGCATTACATGTAACCGCTACTTCAAGCAAAACGTTTTCAACAAAAGTGCTGAATGCGAAGATTGCTTAGATCGTGCTTTCTTGGATTTAGATTCCGAAGTACAAGTAGACGTAGAGCTACTGAGAAATCCTTCGGGTAAGACTAATCCTGTATTCTATGATGAATATGATCCTGAGATGGATACCAGAGATTCTATCTAAAGGTATTGACAACGGTAGAATTAGTGTTACAATAATTTAATTGCTACTATCGTCTATCGGTTAGGACACCGGGTTTTCATCCCGGTAAGCGGAGTTCGATTCTCCGTAGTAGTACCAGAATAAATAGCGGGTATTCAGGGCATCCGTAAGTCTCATAAGCTCTACGCAGAAGTTTCGAGTACTTCACCCGCTTCCACAATTAGGATACGTATACCGTTAAGGAGACGGTCTGGTCTGTAAAACCAGCGCTAATACAGCTCGTATGGATCGTTACCATAAGTGTCCACCACAAACCGTTCGAGAGATAGCTTCGGCTATTACGGGAAGTAGCAGGGGATGCGCCCTACGCTATAAGTTAAAACGCATACCTTACATTAAAGAACCTACCTTGGGTCCGAAGTCACCTCGGTTTTAGGCGTCCCACGAATCTGTTGCGTGGTAACATGAAGTTAGATACTTCAGGTGAGTACAGCCAAGTGCTCATGCAAAGGACACAGCGTATTATCTGCGGTAGATACGAAAAGGCTACCCCGCAATCGTAAGCGGGACTAATTTATAAGGAAATAACATGACATTCGCAAAAGGTCAATCAGGTAACCCCAATGGTCGCCCTAAGAATCAATCACTACTAGACAAGCCTACAAATCGTTCATTGAAAGAGCGTGAGTTAATCATGCTACTTCGTAAGATCAAGCCGCAAGTAGCTGACGCTATTATCACTGCTGCTGAAATTATGAAGAATGCAGAAGCTAGTCATCAAAACCAACTAAAAGCTGCAACTATCCTCTTGGATAACTACCGCAGATTAGTTCTAGATGTTTACGATGGTGAAGAAGTGGCTGATAAAGAAGGCACAGAGATTCAACAACAAAACGCAGCCGTTTTCAGCCTCAAAGTTGTAAACGAAGAATAATAAGGAAATTATGTCAGAACAAATTACAATAGCACCTGCTTCCAAAAAGCAAGAGATGTTCTTAAATAGTCCAGCTACTATTACATTGGCGGGTGGTGCTGCTGGTTCTGGTAAAACATACACTTCCTTGCTGATCGCTTTAAAGTTCATGCAACACCCTAGAGCTACGGGTGTAATCTTTCGTAGAACTTCCAAGATGCTTACTGCTCCCGGTTCAATCTGGCATGAAGCAGTTCACTTGTACACAAGCATTTATCCTAACTTAAGAATCAGAAGCAGAGAACTAGAGCTAGTATTCCCAAATGGAGCACTACTGAAGTTCAGTCACATGCAACACGCAACTAACATGTACGATCACAAAGGTGGTCAGTACTCTTTGGTTATTTTCGATGAAGCAACGGACTTTGACGAAGAGATGGTAGTATACCTCTTATCTCGTATGCGTAACGCTTATGTCGATTATAAACCACAGATGTTTATGATGACTAACCCTGATTACAATTCTTTCCTAAGATCATGGATTGAAGATTACTATCTTGATCCCAATACAGGTATCCCTCTTCCTGAGAAAACAGGACACCAACGCTACTTCTTTCGTCAAGGTAACACCATGCTTTGGTACAACAGCCTAGAAGAAGCTGAAGCTGCTCACGGTGTTGGTGATGAATCCGGTATCTCATCATTTACTTTCATTGGTGCTACCTGCCGAGATAACCCTCCACTACTTAAAGCACAACCTGATTATATCAGCAGATTAATGTCTTTACCAAGGGTAGAGAAAGAAAGACTACTCGATGGTTCATGGTTTGCTCGTCAAGAATCCGCAGGTTTATTCAAACGAGAGTGGGTTGGTCTAGTTGATCATGCTAACGGTAGAGCAAGAAAAAGAATAAGAGCATGGGACTTTGCTTTCAGTAAACCTTCTGAGCAATATCCAAATCCAGACTGGACTCGTGGTGTTCTAATCTCCAAAGACCCCAATAATTTATACACTGTAGAAGATGTAGTATCCATGAGAGATAGGGTACACGAAGTAGAAAAGCTAGTATTTGATACAGCTATTCACGATGGTCAAGATGTGATTATCAGCATCCCATTGGACCCTGCTGCAGCCGCTGGTGCTTATGCCAAGGACTTACAGCGCAAGTTAGCTGAGATGGGTTTTAGCGTAAAGCTTACGAAGCCTGTTAAATCCAAGATTACTCGTTTCGCTCCTTTCTCAAGTATAGCACAAGCTGGTTTCGTAAACGTAGTCAAAGCAAATTGGAACAAAGATTTCTTTGATGAGTTAGAAGTCTTCGATGGTGATCCTAAGAAGAAAGATGACCAAGTTGACTGCTGCTCTGATGCAATGCTTTTGCTAAACAAAGATACACAACTGCCAGTTTTTTCATTACCGGATTTTACAGGTAGCAATCCATTTGATGGAAGCATTACAGGTTCCAACATTCCTACATTTCAAAGTTCATTAGTTTCATAATCAAAGGAGCCGTTGATGGCACGTAAATCACAAAATAACACCATACAAAAAGCAGTGGATGATACGCCAGATCGCTTCAAATTAAGTGAATCAGGATACTTAGGTTTAAACGTCTTTAATGGTGTATCCAACGATGAATTAAAGCGAGAGTTAAACTTCCCTAATAGCGTTAATACCTATAAGCAAATGTCTTATCATGGTACAATTAATGCAGCTTTGACATTGTACGAGAACCTGATTGGTAAAGTTGATTGGAGTTTCAAACCCATTAAAGATGCCAACCAAGAGGAATTAAGACAAGCTGAGATTATCAATGAAATGATGCAAGACCTTACTGATCAGAACTGGTCGGAGTTTATCTCAGAAGCAATGTCAGCTAATATGTATGGTTTTTCAGTACAAGAGAAAGTATACCGCAGACGTTTGAAAGCCAATGGTTCTAAGTACAACGATGGTCTTATCGGTTGGAAAAAGCTACCAATTCGCAATCAAGAGACAATAGAGAAGTTTATCTTCAGTGAAGACGGTAATGAAGTAAAGGGTGTAAAGCAAAACCTTTCTGCTGTATCTGATGTGTACAACCGCTACTCAAGTCGCACTAATAATGAAGTGATTTTACCTCGTAGTAAAGTAATGCTATTTCGTGCAGGTAAGCACAAGGGTGATCCTTTCGGTAAGTCCATGCTTCGTGATGCGTATCTAGCTTGGAGATTCCTAAGCGTAATCGAAGAGATTGAAGCAAACGGTGTAGCTAAGGATTTAGCTGGTCTACCAGTATTAAAGCTTCCTCCGCAGTATCTTTCTTCAGAGGCATCTCCTGATCAAAAGGCAATTCGTGCTTACTATGAAAACGTAATGCGTAACTTGCAGCTAAACCAACAATCAGCTTTGATTCTACCACAAGCTCATGATCCTGACTCCAAGCAACCAATGTTCGAGCTAGAGTTACTATCTCTAAACGGTAGTAAAGCAATGGATACTTCCAAGATTAAAGAATACTACAAGAATCTAATCTTAACTTCTTTATTTGCTGATATTCTAGTCTTAGGTCAATCCGGTGGTGGCTCCAACGCTTTGGGTCAAGTTAAGAATTCACTTTCTGCTACTGCTGCAGAAGCAATGCTACGTAAGATTCGTGATGTTATCAATGAAGATTTGATTAAACAGACATACGAACTAAATGGTTGGGATACTTCTAGAATGGGTCACATGGACTTTGACAATCTAGAATCCGAAGACCTAGAATCCTTCTCTAAAGCTGTTCAGCGTTTCGCTAGTACATCCGTTATTGAAGTTGATCGTGCTGTTCTCAATAGAGTTCGTGAAAGTATTGGAGTTGATGCTCTTCCTCAAGATCAGGAACCAAACCAGAACTTGCTACCTGCTATGACCTCCAGAAGTGGTGATGGTTTTAAGACAGCAGGTGAAGGCACAGCAACTAGTCCTTCAGGTAACGATACCAGTTCTGGTAACCTAGAGAATGCTGCATAAGACCGCTGTTCTTTATTGGATGCACTTAAAAGATGACACCGATGTATTCACACAAGGATATGTTGGTGTCACTACTCGTTTAATCGAGATTAGATTTAAGGAGCATTGCGGTAGATTCTATAATTCTTACAATCCTTATAATCCATTGCATCTAGCTTTTGCTAAACATGGTATAGAAAATATCGTAGTAACTAGACTTTGTGTTTGTACTGAAAAAGAAGCATATGAACTAGAAAAGATGTTTCGCCCTTTTGAATACATGGGATGGAATTCAGCACAAGGTGGTAAGTTATCACAAAGTGCTTTACAAATTATACACAGGAAGAAAAATGCCGTACTCAGCCGATAATGTCCCACAATGGGCTAACAAGAAGTCTAAGTCAGTTCAAGAAGTAGCCATTAGAGTTTTTAATCAAACTTTGAAAGATACAGGTTCTGAAGAGAAAGCTCGTATTGCTTCCCTAGCTGCTATGAAGAATGCAGAAGAAGCTAATAAAGTAAAGAAATCCGTAGAGGATATTATTAAAAATAAATATCTAAAATAAGGAACAATATGCAATGGACTGCAGATAATACACCATCTACTATACAAAGTAAATCTTTAAAATTAAGAGAATTATTTGCAAAAGTAGCCAATGCTTCCTTGGATAAAGGTTTCTCACAAGAAGAATCAATCTTCGCTGGAACTAATGCTGTAAAAATAGAAGAGCGCAAGAATCAACCAGCTAAGGTTAAACCTCCTAAGTTACCATCGCATGTAGAATCCTTAAGAAGTTATACTAATCCGTTTGAAGTTGTAAGTAAAGCTGAAGCAGAATTACCGTCACCTACTTCTGATATAAAAACTGCAGAATTTGATAAAGATGGTCGCTTAGTGCTTTCTCTATCAAATGGTAAAAAGATCACAAGTAAAAATACAGTTCAAAATAATATTGAACAAAATATTGCAATTGCTCCAAATGTTCAGTTGCTCTCTTCAAATGAAAGCATAAGTATTGTTCAAGATGGTCAGAATTTTGACTTATCAGTAGCAGCATCTGCTCCTACAGCAACTTTAGTTATTCAAGTAAGAAACCAAACAGGTGCTACTTTAACAAAAGGAACCGCTGTTTATATAAGTGGTGCTTCTGGAAATAAAGCTTTAGTTAGTAAAGCTCTTGCTACTTCTGATCCAACTTCTGCACAGACACTTGGTTTAGTAACTTCAGATATTATTACAAACCAAAATGGTTATGTAACAATTGTAGGTCTTGTTTCCGGTTTAGATACTTTAGCCTTTGCAGAAGGTACGCAGTTATATTTAAGTCCTACTACTGCTGGTACATATACTGCAACAAAACCACATGCTCCTGATCACATTGTTTATATTGGTGTTGTAACTAGGAGTCATCAGAATCAAGGTACTATTGAAGTTAAAGTTCAAAACGGTTATGAACTAGATGAAATTCATGATGTTCAGATTGTTAATCCTACAGATGGTCAGATAATTGCATATGATGCTGCTTCAAGTTTGTGGAAAAACGTAAATGCACCTTCTGGTGGAACTTCAAGTGTAACTTCTGTTGCTGGTAAAACTGGAGCAGTAACTTTAGAAAAAGCAGATGTTGGATTATCTAATGCAGATAATACTGCTGATTCAGCAAAAAGTGTAGCTAGTGCAGCTATTCTAACCAATGCTCGTTTAATCAACGGTGTCTCTTTTAATGGTTCTGAAAATATTACCATTGCTGACTCAACAAAGCAACCGTTGGATGCTGACTTAACTGCAATTGCTGCTTTAACAGGAACATCTGGTTTACTTAAGAAAACAGCAGCAGATACATGGATTTTGGATACAACTACTTATGCTACAAGTTCAGGTGTAACCTCCGTAGGTGGTACAGGTACTATCAGTGGTCTAACATTGACTGGTTCCGTAACTTCAACTGGTGATCTAACCCTTGGTGGTCAGTTAGAAGTTTTACCTTCAGATTTTCAAAGTCAGTCTGCGAATTTAGTTCTAGCTTCTCCAAATGCAGCAAGCGGTAAACCTACTTTTAGAAGTTTAGTAGCTTCTGATATTCCTACACTGAATCAAAATACAACAGGTACAGCCAGTAATGTAACAGGAACTGTTTCTCCAACAAATGGAGGTACAGGATTAACCACTTATTCAGCAGGTGATATCTTATATGCTTCTGCTACAAATACATTATCTAAACTAGGTATTGGTTCTGTTGGTGAGGTTTTAAAAGTAGATGCTTCAGGTTTACCTGTATGGGGAACAGATGTATCAGGAAGTGGAGGTGGAGGTTCCAGTACTTCCATTTATGATGCTGAGTATAATTTATCCGGTGTTTCCACTAATGCTACTGAAACTGAAATCTTTGTAAATGGTTTATCGAATTCAAGAATATCTGTTCCATTAAATAAAACAGTTTATTATACTGCAGAAATTGTCTGCAGAAGAACAGATGCTTCTGGTGATCATGCTGCTTTTTCAATAAAAGGTGTAGCAACTAATTCAAGCGGAACAGTATCCGATATTGGTTTAATTTATGAAGTTTCAGTTGCTAAAACAGATGCTTCTTTTGGTGTAGATATTCGATCAGATAATACTAATGATACCATCAATGTTTATGTTACAGGAAGTACTGGCAAAACAATTTCTTGGAAATGTGCAATAACTATTTTAGAGGTATAATATGACAAGAAGAACAAGAAGTATGCTGGTGGATGCAAGTATTGGTAAAATATTTACTAATACAAATCAAATTACACCAACTGATCCTTCTAAACTAATTGCTGGTACAAGATTATTAAGTGCAAGTATTGCCAATAG